GAAGGATTAAATAAAGCAATAGATGGAAGCAAAGTTGATGCTACTATTTTCTATGATTATCCACAAAACTGGAAGCAAGGTAGAGGAATTACAATAGGACACTTTTGTCATGAAGGAACCAAATTACATCAAGGATGGTCAGATGTAATGAATCGTGCAGATATTGTAACTACTCCAAGTTTAGCTAATCGTAATATGTTTAGGTGGAATGGGGTAAAAGACCCAATAGTTATCAACTATGGGGTAAGCCCAATATTCAAACCAAAAGAAAAAGAAGAACCCTCTGAAGAGTATGTATTCTTATCTGTTAATAGTTGGACTGGTCAATTAGGTGATAGAAAAGGAACTGACCTTTTAATAAAAGCATTTGATGAAGAATTCAAAGAGGAGAATATAAAACTAGTTTTAAAGATTTCAACATTTTGGAGATTACAGAAACCAGAGTTCTATGCTCAATCAATTGTAAACATTCTAGGCCATGCAAATAAGAATATCTTATTTAACCCAGATTATTTTACTGAGGAACAATTAGCAGAGTATTATAGGAACGCTGATTGCTTTGTTTCTCCAACAAGAGGAGAGGGTTTTGGGCTAACAATTCTAAATGCTTTAGCAACAGGATTACCAACAATTGTTACAAAGGATATTAACTCAGGGCATATGGATTTTTGTAAGGATAACCCTGCAGTAATTTGGGTAGATGCTCCAAGTTCTATTCAAGGAGACCCACAATTCTATGCACCAGGAAATTTACTAGCAGAACCAAGTTTAGAGGATTTGAAAAAGAAGATGAGATATGCCTATGAAAATAGAGAGAGTTTAAAGAAAGTCGCATTAGATAAAGGAGTAAAGAAAGCAAAGGAATTTACTTGGGACAAATCAGCAAATAAACTAATTTCACTTATAAAACAAAATGAACGACCTGCTACTCCAAATCTCGAAGTGCAGTCAAATCAGTAGTTTATTAAAAGATGGAGATTGCTATCCTCTTTTCAGAAGGGCAATATTTAAACTACAAGCAGAAGGATTAGTGATAGTAAAAGGAGACAAAATAGAACTAACAGAAGATGGAAGAAAAAAACTCAAAGAAAAATAAGAAGCTAAAAATAATTTCATATGGTGACAATCCTTATGTAAGCACAGGATATGGGCAGGTTTGGTTAAACCTTTTATCTCGTTGGTGTAAGTTGAGACCAGATTGGGCCTTTTATCACTTGGGATGGCAGAATAGAGATAGACCCCACAAGACCTTAGAAGGATATACTATGCTTCCAATGGGTAAAAAGGAGTATGGATTTGATACAGTATTCGAGAACTTAATGAAATACAAGCCAGATTTCTTAGTAACTCTATGTGATGTTGGATGGCAGTCTGGATTCATTGAAGGAGTAAGACAAGCAAAGATTAATGGTTGGAAGGGGAAGTGGGTAGCTTACACACCAGTAGATACAGATGCTTGGGCTATGACTTGGGACGAAGTATTCAAAGAGCCAGATATTAATGTGGCAATGTCTAAATTCGGTGAGACTAAACTAAAAGAGCATTCTGTTGAAAACATAATAACAATCCCTCATGGAGCAGACATAGAAACCTTTAAGCCAATAGAAGATAGGAATTCCTTAAAGCAGAAATATGGTCTTGCTGGAAAGTTTGCTGTTGGATTTGTTGGAAGAAACCAAGTTAGAAAAATGCTAGACAGATTAATGCTCGCCTTTAAAAACTTTTCAAAGGGTAAGGATGATGTTGTTTTAGTATTACATACTGATATGGAACCCCCACAACAAGGATGGAGTATCCCTTATTTACAATGGAAATTTCAAATTGCAGATAAACTAAAGCTAACCAAAGGCAATTTAGACATAGATGCTAGGCAAAGAATTCAACCTGAGGGAATGAATGAAATTTACAATATGATGGATGTTTTCTGTTATGCAACTGGAGGAGAAGGATTTGGACTTCCAGGGTTAGAATGTCAAGCAAGTGGAGTCCCTTTGTTAATGACTGACTGTACTACTGCATACGACTTGTGTCAAGAAGAGAACAAGATACCAGTACTTAAAGATAAGTATGGGAGGGAATGTGTTAATATTGGTACAAATGGTGTTCACTTCGTATATCCAGATGATGTTGCGATGTCTGAATTATTGGATAAGAAGTACAAGAAATGGAAAACTGGTGAACTCCAAGAGGAAGCAAAAAAAGCACGGGCCTTTGCAGAGACTTATGGATGGGACGAAATAGCAAAAGTTTGGTTAGACCTATTTGAAAAGGGGGACTAAGATGCGTTCCATTAAAGATATATTAGAAGGAACAAGCTATTCAGATAGACAACTGGAGTTATTCCTTTCTACCTGTTATGCTGATTTTATCTATTTTGCAGAGCATTGTCTTGGTTTTGATATTGCTCCATATCATGAAGAATGGTTTGAATTAGTTGAAAAATATAAAAGACTTTGTATAGAGGCTTACAGAGGTTCTGGAAAAACTAATTTCTTTGCAGCCTATTATCTATGGAAAGCAATCTTCACAGACAAACCATTAAACTTTTTGATAGTTTCTAATAACTTTGAACAATCAAAGATGGTTTTAAAGATTATAAGAAACATGATTCTAGAAAATGAATTACTAAAGGAATTTGCTCCAGATAGTCGGGATATGTCCTGGAAAGCAACAGAATTGACAATAAAGACTGGATGCAATTTTTATTGCAAACCATACGGAGAGGGTATAAGGGGATTAAGGATAGATTATTGTATGTGTGACGAAGGGGGGCTATATGAAGACAAGGCAATCTTTTGGACAGTTATAGGGCCCGTAGTTCAATTAAACATGGGTAGAATAACCGTTGTAGGAACCCCCCGTTCTAGAATAGATTTACTAGCAGAACTACATGAGAACGAAGAATACTTTGCTAAGAAATATCCAGCAGAGCATAACGGACATCCACTGTGGGCTAAAAAGTATACTATGAAAGAAGAAGACGAACCTGGAAAAAGGTCATTAAAATTAGTAAGGAAGGAGTTAGGAGAATTAAATTACATGCAAGAGTATATGTTAATCCCAATAAGTTCTGCAAATAGTATATTTCCTTTAGAGATGATTATGCCCTGTGTTAGTAACATAGAGACCTTTCAACAATATGGAGAAGGGAAGGCTAAGTATTTTGTTGGAGCAGATATGGCTATTTCTAAAGATGGAGACTACACGGTTTTCTCTGTTATCTCTGTAAAGGACGAAGGTAAGCGTTTGGTCTTTGCTAAACGATTTAGAGGAGAATACAAAGAGCAAAAAGATAAACTCCAAGATATTTACAATAGATTCAGACCAAGTAAGATTCTAATGGATAAAACAGGATTAGGAGAACAGATTTTTAGAGAACTAAGTGTTGAGATTCCAAATATAGAGCCATTACATTTTACATACGACGAGAAGTTTAAATTAATAATGGACCTAAGACATGAATTTGAAACAGGGAACATGCTTCTTCCAAGTAACAAGGCAGACATAGCCTGTTATGATTTTACTCAAGAGTTAATAAAGGAACTAAATGATTTCGTATTAAAGGTAGATTTACAAAATAGAACTAAGACTAAAACAAAATTTGGTTCTGGAGCCTATGATGATTGTGTAATCTCATTAAGCCTTGCTAATCGTGCTTCTCAAAATCCATTCGGTTCTGCAAGTATAAGGTCTATCTGATTATTGGTTGTCTCATTATATTCAAGGCTATATAGGCACTAGAATGGTTGAGAGAACCTTCTCTAAATCTAAGGAGAATTGCTTTGTAGAATTCTTCTAAGAGTCTAGTCTTGTTCATTTTTAGTTCCTTACACAAAGCTGCAAAATCTTCCTTAAGAGTTTTACTAATAAGGAAAATCTCAAACTTTTTATTTGCATAGTCATATTCTTTACGACCATTACTTATTTTTACCATATTTATATAAACCAACCATGGTTTTTAAATCTTTCTATTTATATAAACTTTTATAAAGTTATTTAAATGCAAAAAACCTAGATAATTCATGGCTAATAGTGAAACTATCTCTAAAGCAAGCATTCGTGGATTAGATGATACTTATGTCCCTTCTGCAGGATATGGGATAGACAGAGCCCTATTCACAAACGAAGTTGGTGTTAATCTAGATACCCTTTACAAGACCGTTCAGAAAACCCCCGAAGTTGTTGCATGTATTCAAGCAATAACCGAGGACATAATGGCAGACGAGTGGAAATATATTGGTGGGAAAAAACCAATAGCAGATGTTGACGACTTTGCATTACAATCTAAGTTCTATAAAATTCTAACAAATGCAATCTATGATTTGCTTATTACAGGTAATGCATATATTCTTAAATTAAGCGTCAGAGAGTCAGAAGTTAAATCCCTTTTTTCTAAATTAACAAAGGGGCTGGCTAGTGATTTACAAGTTGGATTCAGAAAGAAAACAAGAGTTCTTATTCAAAACCTAACAAAGCCAAAGGATTTACAGGTTCTTAAAAGTTCTACAGTAAGCATAAACTATGATGAAACAGGAAAGGTAGAATCTTATGAACAGCTTGTTCAATCTGAAAGAAGAACATATCTACCTGAAGATATAATCCATTTAAGCTTAGTTAATGTTGGGGGACAACCTTATGGTTTCTCTCCATTAGAACCATTACTATCAGATGTAGCAACTCTTATTTTAGCAAAAGAATATGCAGGAAAATACTTTGAAAACGACGGGGTACCAAACTTCTTATTCAAGATGCCAGAAGATAATCCAGATTCTAGAAATTACACCTTACTTAAGAAAGAGTTAAAAGAACTTAAAAAGAAGGAAGAGAAGTTTAGAAATCTTGTTTTAACTGGAAAGGTAGATGTTGAACAATTACAAAAGTTCAATAAGGATATGGAATATGCAAAATTAATTCAACACTTTACTCAAATAATTTTAATTGGTTATGGGGTTCCTTCTCATAGAATAAACTTCACATTAACAGATAAACAAGTTGGAAGCCAGATAAACCGTGCTTACGAAGGGTATTACAAAAAGATTTCATTTATGCAAAAGATTATAGAGATAATGCTTAACACAGAATTATTCCATAGATATTGGAAAGTAAAACTTAAATTTAATAGGTCTTATAAGATTGATGAAATGAGAGAAGCACAGATTATCCAAATTCTAACCCAAGTTGGAGCAGTAACAATAGAAGAGGCTAGGGATATGATGGGCCTAGACCCAGAGATTCCAAAAGGAACAATGCCAAATGCTACAGGAGATAATATGGGTATTGACTTTAATGCAGACCAAAGAACACAACAAGGGCAAGATAATAATCCTAAAAGTCCAGATTCAAAAATGGATAACAAGACAAAAGACTTTGTAGAAGAATTAAGTTTATTAAAAAAGAACTATGAAAATAAATTCATAGAGGAGAAAGTAATGTTAAGACAAGAACTTGAAAGAAAAAGGGAAGAATTAGACAAGGAGAAAGAAGGAATAAAGGAGCAAGGCAAATCTCAATTAGACCTTCAAAAAGCAAACCTAGAAAAAGAGTATATTGCTAGACTTAATGCGATTGAACTACAAATGAAAAAGGATTTGAATGTAGAAAAAGCAAAACTAATGAAAGAAACAAAACCACAAGTTATCAAGGTTAAATCTATGCCAGATAAAGACTTAAAGAAAATGTATAAACAGGTGATGTCTGGAGTTAAAAAGTTAAACAGTGAAAAAACATTTGGAGATGTTGTTGAAATAAACCATGTTCAGTTTGAGATAATCGTTGAGAGATATGGTGGTTTCGGAAAAGCAAAGGTTTTATACAAAGAAGACGACAACGAATTTAGACTTTACTTCAACGATGGTACATGGAAATACTGCACAATTTATTCTAAGAAGGGCCTGAATGTAGAAAGATTTAGGGTAGAAGTCTTACCATTTGCTTTGAGAATAGGTTAAAACCATTTATATAAACTTTTAGCAACTTATAAATAAGGCGAAATCTATACTTAATCGGTTAAGCGAATAAAATGCCAGCAAAATTCGATAAAATTCTAGAAGGTATAAAACAAAGTCTTAGTGGAAAGACTAATCCAAAAACTAAAAAACCATATACAGAATCTGAAATGTATGCAATAGCACAAGCCCAATATAACAAAACTAAAAAATCTTTCTCAGCTTATTTACCAATAACAAAGGGGTGGATTGAAACAGTTAAAAACGAAGAGGGTGAAGATTCTGAACAGAGATTTATTAAGACAGTAGTTACAGGCACTAAGGAAGATAGGGATGGTGAGGTAATGGACCAAGAGGCAATAGACGACATGATTATCCAATTTAAGGGTGGAAAAATTCCTTTGTTTCCAGACCACGGAATGGATGATAATGGCAATAGAACATACTCTTGGAAACAAATAATGGGGGTATGGACTGATGCTCATCAAGAAGGAGAAAATGTTATTGCAGTTGCAAGATTAAATAAGGCCCACCCAGATTCAGAGAGATTTTGGAATTATCTAAAAGAAGGTATGCCTGTTGGTTTTTCAATAGGTGCAAAGGTAATAGAGGTAGAAAACGAAGATGTCATTGAGGAATAAAAAGAGGAGACGATATTTGAAAGTAGATTTATTAGAAACAAGTGTAGTTGGAACACCTGCTTATGCAGATGCTCATTTTAGTTTTATGAAAGCACTTAAAAATTTTGAAAGGGGGGTTTTAAAAATGTCAGAAGAAGAGACAGTTCAGCAAGAGGAAGTTCAACCAGAACCTACTGAAGAAGCAAAACCTGAAGCACCAGCTGAAGAACCTGCAGAAGAAGTAGAAGCACAAGTTGAAGCAAAAGACGCTACACCAGAAGATGACTCAGAAGAAGAATCGGAAGAGGAAGACGAAGAAGAATCAGATGATGAAGAAGAAATGAAATCTGCTAGTGCAAAAGTTGAATCTTTACTAAAGAATGCTCTAGAAAAACTGTCTGTCGACAGAGGCTTAGTTGAGAAGAAAAAGACTCAGGAAGAAATGGTAAAACATGCTACTCCTGGAGAACTCGCTATAGCATCTAACTGGCTAATACCAAAATAATGGCAGACATAATCAAAGCATTGAGAGAAGCTAGCGAAGCAGCTGGAGGTTACCTTGTACCAGAAGAATTTGCAGCAAGAGTTCTTGAGTTAGTTCAAAACAACACAGTAGTTGTTCCAGATTTGGAACAAGTACAAATGGCTACAGATACTTGGCATGTTCCTAAAGTTACATCAGGGACTACAGCATATTGGGTTAGTGAAACAAATTCTATATCTACATCAGATGTTCAATTTGACCAAATTACATTAACACCTAAAAAAGTTGCAGCTTTAGTTGAAGCATCTACAGAAGTTATTGAAGACGCAAATGTTTCTGTTGCAAATACCATTGTTAACCAAATGGCTAAAGATTTAGCTATTGCACTTGACAATGAGATTTTAAACGGAACTGGAGGAAACTTCGAAGGTCTAAGATATACAGGCTCTTTCACAAATTCATATAGTGCAGGAGACGGAACAGGTGCAGGCAATATCAATGTTACAGCAATCTCGAAAGCCGTTGACACAATCTTAACAGACAACCACGCTTATCCAGACGTTTCTTATTTCCATCCAAGAACAATTGGAAGTTTAAGAGTATTAACAGATGGGTCAGCTAGACCAATTTTCAACGAAGAAACTTGGGGTAGTCCACTTCTTAAAGAAGGTAAAGTTGGGAGAGTATGGGGTGTTGCTATTAAACCAGCAGCAAACTTACCAGTAAACTTATCTTACGGAACAGGAGTAGGAGAAACTACTAGTTGTACTGATGCTATCATTGGTGTTTCAAAGATGTTTGGAATATATGGTAACAGAAGAGGTTTAAGATTTAGAAATGATTATAAGATAACTGAAGACGTAAATCAGTATCAAGTAACCATGAGAGCAGCTTTCAGTGTTAAATACGCAGACGCATATTGCGTACTTAGAGCTATCAAAAACTAAATTTAGTTTTTTATTTTTTTTATTTTTTTTAATTTGTATTCCTCGTAGAGGATAAGGTAAAAGTCGAAGACATAAAAATGGGAAAGTATAGTAACTCCTACAACATTTGGAAAACCCTAGGTTCAGATACTTATACAAAGGTAAGAACAGAGGTAGTAGGAACAGGCGATGGTTCTACAAGTGTATTCGATTTAGAACACGATAATGTTATTTCTGGTTCTACAGAAGTAACTCAATCGGCAGCATTTCTCGCATCTAATTTTAATGGTTCTCCTTCAGAAAACCCCGTAGATTATTATGAGGCTGGGGGAATTTATAACCAAAAACCCTATTACTCTGGATTAACAGGAAGTAAATATATTTGGGCCAATCCTAGTGGCCTTTATTTAATAAGCCCAACAATTGGAAGCAGCACTTCTGCTTTATACAACTCTACAACAACAGGAAGCGTTCCTGGAGCATATCAATCTCTTGTTACAGGTACTTGTAGCGTTTCTATTTATACTGGTTCTTCAGTTACTTTTGATTATGATGATGGAACATTCTCATTTGCTAGTGCTCCCCCATCAGGTAGCGAAATAACCGTTGATTATTCTTATACAAGTATCCCAGATTCTCAGGTTCAATCTCTTTTAAATCAATCAGATGAAGAGTTAGAAGACTTAACTGCAAGAAACTTTGATTTAACAACTACCTCTGAGTACATAGATGTAGAAGATAGACAAACAGTATTCTGGCTAAGGAATTATCCTGTTGTTAGCATGATTGGTCTTTCTGAAAATACTGCTAATTCAATTACAGATTCTCCCAGCTGGAGTGCATCAACAGAAGGAATAGGAAACGATTACCTTATGGATGCAAATGATAAGCTTGTTGGTACTTTTGAATATATTGATAATAAACCAATAAAAGGAAGTAAAAGATTATATGCTACATACTCCTATGGTTATGCTACAATCCCAGACATGGTTGTAGAACTTAACAATTTATTAACATTAAGGAAGATGATTAATTCAACAATTTATAAGTCTATTTATACGGGGCAAGATGGATACTCTCCAGTTCGTCTTGATGAAATTGAGAATAGAATAAATGCCCTTGTAACTAAGCTTAGAAAGCAAGGAATAAATAGGATATAAATACCGAAGGTATAAAATGAGAAGATTCGAAGAATACACATACAGTGAAGTGGACTCAGGAGCCCTACAAGTAGAGTCTGGTTTTAATATAGCCCAGTCTTTTTCTATTAATTTGGAATCCCCTGAAAAGTTTAAACCAAAGAAGCTTAGACTTTGGCTTAATAAACAGAACACTCCAGACTATACCCTAACTGCTGCAATTCAAGTTGCTGGGTCAGATGGAACCCCCCAAGGAACAAATCTTTTTTCTGGGACAATTAATACAACCCTCTTATCAAATGATGTTGCTTCTTATGATATTAATCTAAATCCAACAACCTATTCAGATGGCTATCTAACTGGTGGAAGTAACTATTCTATTGTATTAACTGAAAATCAGACAAGCGGTACGGGGGTTGATTTTGCAAAGATAGTAATAAAATCAACGGGGGGGGTGCAATATCCTGGTTCTTTTTATTATAGCACAGATGGAACCTCTACATGGGCCTTAGCCGACAACTACATAGGGTTCTTCGAAATTTGGGGATTGCCTGGAAATTCAGTGTTCTCTACTTCCTACGAGCAAGTTTATAACTTTCTAAATGACAATATTGTAGACCCAAGAGGAAGGTATAAGAAAAAGTGGATACACAATTCTATGCCTAATGTTAATTCAAAGGAGTTTAATGGTTATCCCTTTATCACGGTTTCATTAGAACAAAATGAAGATAATCCCTCTTTTGATAAATACTTTTCTCAAAACAACTTTCGTGGGGTAATTACAGTTTACTCAGATGAAGCAACAGAAGTGGATTCTATTTGTGATGAGATAACAAACCTTTACAATGACGAGGATTACTTAACTTACTTTAAGTCTAAAAGTATTTTATCTTCACCATTTAGGTGGGATTTGGATTTAAAAGGAAAGAAAATAATGTGGAGAGAATTAACTTTTTCAATGAGGAGAAGACAATGATAAAAATAGATGTTGATGCAAAAAGTGTACTTAATAAAATAACAAAGATAATTAGTGGTTTGCCAAAGGTCTCTAGGAAAGTAGAAAACGACTCAGCAGACTTAGGAGTAAAGAAAGCAGTAAGCAAGGTGCCAAAAGATTCTGGTGCAACCGCATCTAGGATAATCAAAAGGCAGATTCCAAAGGCGGGATTTGAAGTAGTCTCAACAACCCATCCAAGTGATTTAATAAATCGTAAGGGAGACCCAGGAAAAGATTTAGCACCATTACTAGAACGTGGGGAAGTAAGCAAACTTAACTGGGGTAAAACCACAAGCCCATTAACAGGACAATTTCATTTTATTGAAGCAACAGCGATAGAATTAAGAACCGAGATACCCTCTTTATTAAATAAGGAGATTGAAATGTTAGTGAACTGAGAATGTAAACTAAATGGAGGATAAATAAAAATGGCATACGCAACAAAAGCATGGTACGAAGATTGTTATATTAGCGTGGCTCCTGTAGGCGGTTCTGAAGTACAAATGTGTACTAAGACTACAAATTTAAGTGTTTCTGGCGGAGAAAGAGATGTTGAAGCTATTAATACAATGTGTGGAGATGTTTCTAGAATAGGAAAAGAGACAGAAGTAGAAATTAGTATGGATGGAATCCCAGTATCAAACAGAGATTTTGATTGGATTTTTCATGGAACTAGTGCTACTGGAAATACAATAACAAGTTCAACTGCAACAAAGCATAGGGTAACTTTCCTTTGGACAAACCAAACTGGAGTTACTGCAGCTACACAAGCAATTAATACTGCAAGTGAAGCTTACAGACAAATCTATGCAGAAGCTTATTGTACAGGTTTAGAGTATAACATGGATGCTGAAGAACACTTAACTGCTACTATTAACTTTAAATTAGCATTTGAAGATGCAGATGGAGTTATGAACTTCAAGAAAGAAGCTTGTGACACTACAAGTGCATTATCAGCTACACCAGCTTATACTACAACAACTAAATTTTAGAGGTAATGAATGAACTACATAACTGAGATAGATGGAGAATTGAAGAAAATAAACTTCAAGATTAATTCAATCCCAGTTGAACTTCTAAAAGAATTTAAACAATTTTGTAAAACTGAGTGTGGGGATGTCTATTGGGTTGGAATCTTTCAACTAATGAAGATTAAAAAACAATATGAACAAGCCCTCACTCATTTTAATTTATTACAAACTCAAATTGATGAGTTAAAATCATTATCAAATAAACAGGTTAAGGAGGAACCCCAAACATTCGGAAAATGAGCAAACTATCAAACCTTTTAGGAAAGTCGAAGACATATACTGTGGGTGGAATCGAGATGGAATTGAAACCAAGAACAATGAAGGACTTGGACTTAATTCTAAGTTTGTCAAATGAATCAGAAAGAAGCGAAGCTTTGAAGAAACTAATAAGAGTTACATTATTAGATTCTGTTGAAGGTGCTACTGAAGAAGAAGTTGACCAAGTTGCATTCCAACATTTCAAGGAATTGTCTGAGGCAATAGTTGATGTAAACGGACTAAAAGAAATGCAAGATGCAAGCACCAATAGAGATTCAAAAGTTACTGAATAGAAAGGGACATAAGAATCGTGAAGTTATTTTATTTTATAATTTAATGGTAGGGTTAAATCAACCCTATTCTTCGATTTTAGAGATGCCAATCCCAATGGCATTAAAGTTGAACGACCAATTAATCGAAGAACAAAAGAAACAAGATAAGGAGATGAAAAAGAAAAGATGACAGAAGAAGTAAAGATTAAAATTACAATTGTAGACACAGAAGCATTAAAACAACTTGATGCTCTTAATTCTAAACTTAGTTCTCTTAGTTCAATTGCTAAATCTAGCATAGGAAACACGGGTAATGGTCTGGACCAATTAAGTAAAAAAGTTATTTCCGTTAATAAGCAGTATGATGAAGCAGGAAGTAATATTGAAAAAATCACCAGTACCTATAACGACGCTGGTGAAGAAATAAAAAGGGTAACAGAGCAAATTAAAAGTTCTGCTAAGACTACCGAAAGGTATGGTTCTGTAAATGATGTTTTTTTTGGAAACCTTAAAACACACCTAAAGAATTGGTCTATTGGGCAGAAGCAAGCACAGGCAGATGCAAAAGAACTCGGGGCAGCTATAGAGAAACGTTATAAATCTATGTTTGGCAATTTAAATAAAGACCTAAGGGGATATATTAAAAATTGGTCTATCGAGCAGAATAAAGCAAAAGAGGATTCTAAAGAATTAGGTAAATCTATAGAGAAACGTTATAAATCTATGTTTGGTTCTATTCAAGGTAATCTTAAAACATATGATGATTTTATAAGGAAATCTGAAGAATTAGGATTTTCAAGTAATAAACTTGCAGATTATATGAAGGCCGAAAATCTAGCATTTGATAAGAATGGTCAAGTTATAACAACTGTAACTGGCGAGCACAGAAAATATGGAGATGTCCTTGCCAACATGACCAAGGATTCTAGAAGATTTAAGATGGAGTTCTTATCAATTTTATTTACTGGTATGGCCTTAGATAGAGTATTTGGTAGCCTGGTAAGAAAACAATTTGAACTTTTTGGAGTTACAGACCTACTTGGGGCTGCGTGGACCCTTGTCCTTTTACCAATTATGGAGTTAATCACGCCCATTATATACCAGGTTCTAGAAGCGTTTATGAATCTACCAGATGGATTAAAACTAGCAATAGGGGGGTTTGTGTTATTGGCTGCTGCAATCGGGAAGATTTTAACAACGGTTGGAATTGCAGTTTTAGGATTTCAAGGACTTGCAAAGATTTTTCCAACATTAGCAACCTTCGGAACAAAGGCTGTTGGGGCAATATCAAAGGGTTTTTCCACATTAGCTACATTTATGGTTCCAATAATCGCAATTGTTTGGGGTATAATCGATGTTATTAACGGTTGGGGAAAGTCTACTAAGGATGTTGTTGCAGGAGTCATTAAGATACTTGCAGGACTTGCAGGGATTGTTGCATTAATTTTGGGGGCTCCAGCATTGCTTGTAGCAGCCATAGTTACAGCAGTAGTTTTAACAGTTTACATAATCCAAAGCAAATGGACTGAGATAAAAGAATTCTTTATAAATACCACAAAAAAGATGGGGGAGGCCTTTAAAGAAATTTGGAATGGAATTAAGAACTTTTTTGTTGCTCTTTGGAATGGATTAAAGGATTTTATTAGTAACTCTGTCAATGCTATAAGACAAAAGTTTGTAAATGGTTTCACCTCAATAAAAGAATTCTTTTCTAATATATGGGAACAAATAAAAGAGATATTTAGAAAGTCTGCTGAATTCATAATGTCCCTTCCTGGAAAGATAATAGAGGCCTTTAAAGGATTAGGAAAAAAGATTAAAGACGCTGTAACAGACCTTCTACCAGATTGGATGCTTAAATTATTTAAAAAAGGGACAAGCTGGCTTAGAAATGGAAGTGAGGCAGATGTTTTAGGTAGCTTCCAAACTGGTGGTATTATCCCAGAAACAGGACCTTACTTATTACATAAAGGTGAAGAAGTTGTTAGAAGAAGCGAGGTAGGAACAAATACAACAAACTTTAGTCCATCAATTACAGTAAATGTAAATGGTGGGGGAAAGGTCTCTGGAGATGATATTGCTAGAAGGGTATCGGAACAATTAAATAGGGAGTGGTCTTATAAATTTCAGAGGATGACACAAAGATAAAATGGTAAGCACAATAACTATCTCAAAAGCAATTCCTTCTAGTAATTGGTATTCTGGAAATGGTAGCACAACATTAACTCTTTACGCAGAAGAAATTACAGTAAACACAAAAAGAAGCCTTATTAAGATTCCAATTCCTCAATCATCAAATACACAAGATAATTCTGGTTCTGATACTGGAAGAAATTATGTTAAAGATTTAAAACGTGTAGAGGATACTATAAAAATTCGTGGATGGATTCCAGATACAACAGATTCAAGTGCTTGGACTAAGGCCTGGAAACTAAGGGCTATGTGTGCTGGGGGGAGTGTTGGAGGAGATAAAGGGGCAGTTACTTTAGTTATGGATAATATTACTTGCGGAACAAATACACAACAAGCATTCTTAGAAGAATTCACATTTATAGCTAAACGTGAAGGTACTGCAGATTCTTTAGATACTACTGGAAGCAACGCCAAGGGCATAGCAAGAGTCGAGTTTGACTCCGCATTCTACCTTGGAGATGCTAGATGAGTTTAATTAGACATTATAAGCTTAATGATTCTGCTGGAGATTACATTGTAGTTGATAGTTCTATTTCTCAAAGTAATGGGACTGCTACAAGTACTTCTGCAGCAATGTCTGTTGAGGGTAAGATAAATAAAGCATTTGGTTTCCCAGGTACTTCAGTAATTGACCTAGGAAATCCTGCAGATTTAGATTTTGGAACGGGGAGTTTTTCTATTGCGTTATGGTCTAATGCCTTGGAAATAAGCCCCAATGCATCCTCTTTTGGTGAATTAGAACCAGTACCACCATATGAAGGAGAATGGTTTGGTACAGTTAGGTATAGTGAAGTTTATGGTCCGAAGTATAATTTAGAAATTGGATTAATGGGCACGGATGGAACCTGGACAGACCTTATAGGTCCACTTATTGATGGAACTAAGGGAACATGGCATCATTTTGCATTTGTTAAAGAGGGTACTTCTGGGAAATTTTATGGTGATGGTTTGCTTCTAAGCACTGGGGCCTTTCCAGCAGAATTGACCTCATCTACTGGAGGAATTAATATTGGTTCCGTAAATGCATTGGGGGGGGTAAACTTTCATGCAGATGGTCTAACAGATGATTTTAGAATATATAACCATGCACTTTCTTCAGAAGAGGTATCTCAGATTTATAATAACGGCGAAGGAACAGAGGCAGGCGTAGGTGGTGGGTCAAATAATTCATTTTATGTAAAAGATTTAAGTGGGACCTGGAGACTATTTAGCCATTATGACTCTTTTAACATAAAGAAAAGACAAAACCAACCAAGTGAGTTTGAAGTAGTTATCTATGATATTCAAGATGCAGAGAAGGCTTACTTTAAGGAACAAGCAGAAGTCTTATTCTTTGCTAATGAGAAGATGATTCTAAAGGGAAGAATTCAAGCAATTGAGTATGGTTCTGAATTCAGAGTTATTGCAAGAGGATTTGGAATGGAATCAGTTTTAATGGATAAAGAGTTCATAAAATCTGGAGATAAACGTGTTCAATATACAAATGAATCTGCTCAAACAATGGTTCAAGAGATTTTGAGTGAGAATGCAGATGGAAGTTCTCCTTGGACTATGACTCCAGATACTGGCGGGATTTTTAATTCAGATTATGGAGACATAAGTATGAGGTTTGAATATGCAAACAAGTTGAATTGCCTTGGAAGTGTAGCAAACGCAATAGACTATGAGTGGTGGGTTGACCAAACAAATTCAGATGATTATGATGAAGATTATTTTAATATGTCCGCATCAAGAGGAGGGACTAGTAGTGAACAGACATTTAGAATATCGGGAGTTAGTGAAAATGCTGTAAGAACTGCAAGAGAAAAAGATATAACAAACATGGCTAATTATGTAAGCGTCCTAGGATATGGAGATGGGATTAATCAGCTTAGTACAACTACATATGTTGCGAGTACACAAAGTAGTACTTTAAGTGTGGATGTTACAACTTCAGCAGGAACTAGTATAAGTCTTGTTGATGCTAGTGGTTTTGATGCAACAGGAAGTGCAAGAATGGCAGAAGAAGTTTTTACATATGCTGGAATTAACTCAAATACCCTAACTGGTTGCGCTCGTGGTGCTTTGTCTACAACACCTGCAACACATAAAAAAGGGGTTTATGTTGAACAATACTTTACAGATACAAGTCCACAATCTGGAAGTTCAATAAGTACCTATGGAAAAATGGAAAGCACTCAAGTTGATAGAACACTTTTAGACAGAGAAACTGCAGAGGTAATAGCTAGTAGATTCCTAATAGACCATAAAGACCCAATAGAAAGAATAACAATTACACCAGATGAACCAAGCACAGATGTTGCTAACTTAGAGATAGGAGATTTAGTTACGGTTATAGACGACGAGGCTGGAATAAATGATTCTTATAGAATTGTAGGAATTGAATACAATGATGAGTATGGATATTTGACAATGAATATTGAGGTTGCAAATGTCACCTTACAATTCATTGAACAAATGCAGAAAGAAAAAGAAGCACAACAGAATTTACAGAAATATATGCAGGGTGCTACAAATATTTATGCTATAAATGAGGCAGAGAATTGTGATGCAACACATGACTTAAATATGCGGTTCTATCTCCCAGAGGATGCTGTTTCAGTTAATCAAGTTAAATTGAATTTTAAATTAAAGGATTTCAGAGCCTATAATGGAACGGGTGCAACAACAGACAATGATGCAATAACTGCAATAGCTGGTACTGGAACATTTAACAGTGGGGCTACAATTTCCTCAAATACCTGGACTACTATTGCACAGATAACTACTGCAAATACGGACTGTGAAGGTGTTTTTTTGAATGGTGCAATGCAATTTGTTTCTATGGCCACAAGTACAGATAATGGTTCTGGTTCATTTAGATGGAGAATTTATGACGGGACAAGCTATTACCCCAATAGTTCTGGTTATGATATGATTGCTGGAGGATACCTATGGAATGATTCTCCTATGCTTAGTGGAACTATTGCACATTATATCCCAGGCAATAATAAAAACAAAACCTATTATTTACAAGTTCAATGGGATGGATGGTCTAGCGATATTGACTGGACAGTTAATGGGAGCCTAAGTTATAACACTTTCTCTAAACATACTCACGATTTGGATTTTGGAATCTATGAAGAAAATTTAACTAGCCCAAGTGTAGATGTTTCTGTTGGAGTCGAAGGTAGTGAGGTTGCCGTTGGTACATATACTAATGACCAAGAGGATTTGGATATAACAGAACAAGTCCTAGCAGTAGGTCCTGGAAACTGGGTGAACATTAAATTCGAAGCAAATAAACGTATGAGGATTGAAGCAGATGCCTATGTAAAGATTTTTATAGAGAGCACTACTAATTAAAAGATGGTAAACATAACGGAAGATATAGACTTTGGAACAAATAATCTTAGTGGAGATGGGGGCTCTATAGATGTAGATTCAGATATAGACTTTGTTGGAAACCAAGACATTTTAGATGTTGACGATATTTATGGTACAACTGGGAATATAGATTTTAATAACACCGAGGGATTAATTTTAGATGGAACTGTTGACGGAGATGATGGAACCTACATTGTTGGAAAATTAACTGTAGAGGGGAGTACAGACCCACCATGCGTTTTATTTGATTGCAAAACTAGGAAGGAAATAATTGATTTAGCAAACGACTACCATCCACCAAGTAAGCAAGATGGGGCTGCAATGTTTTTCAATAAAGAGACAAAATTAATGGAGGTATATATTCAATCAGAAGGAAAATTTTACGATTTAAATGGAAACCTTTTAGAAACAGTTGCTGTTAAGAAAAGAAATGACACAGAAAAAATTTACTTATTTAACAGAAAGACTGGAGAAATAGAAGAAAGACAGAAATTAAAAAAGAAGAAACAGGATGTTTGGAAGATTAAAAGGGGATTAAAGTTTAATAAAAAAACTGGAGAGTTCGTAGATAAGGAAGGTAAGAAAATAAATAAAGAAGAGGCTATAGATAAAAAATGAAAACAGGATGTCCATTCGGTAGAGAAAATCGTATTATGATTCAAGATTTAAAAGAAAACGTAGGAGAAATAAAGGACATCCTTAAAGCCGTTGATTCAAAGATTACAGATTTATTCAATCATCAATCTAGTAGGTTGCCACCATGGACTGCTTTTTGGATTACTTTCTTAGCATCTATTGCGGTTGGCTCTGCTGTTGCTTTAATTAAATAGGAGGAAAAGATGAAAAATACATATAGTCTGTTGGTAGGGTTAAAGAAGACCCTTAAGAATATGTTAATCATTTGGGCTCCTGCAATTTTAGCTTCTATGGCTGCATTAGCAAATAATGCTCCAGAAGAGTATGCTGGAATAGCTGGGATTCTTGCATCGGGTGTAGCATATCTTATTAAAAACTATTTAGAGAATAAATAGTTTTATATAAATAAAACACAAAGTATATAAGTAGAGATTTCCTTAGTTTGGTGTGCTGTGAGGGCCGCCTCCGACACGTTAAACATTCGAATAAAAATGGTCCTAAGAGAAGCTAAAGGAGATAGAGAATATGATAAGTTCACTACTGGAAGTTCTGGTGAAACAGCAGTTAGAACCGTATTAGATTCTGCAATAAGTGTTGAATTAACTAGTTCTGATATTCAAATAGGGGCTGTTGAGATTAAAGACGCTACTAGCTCTGATAGGGCCGTAGTAAGTTCAGATGGAGCCATTAAGGTGTTTGACCACATAGCAAATAGCTTAGTTCCAAACGAATACGACTATATAGGCTTACTTTATTCTGGTTCAAACCTTACACAGGCTACATATAAATCTGGAGGCGTTGGTGGAACCACAGTTTCTACATTAGAGTTAGCCTATGATACTTCTGGAAACATTACCTCTGTTACTAAAGTATGAAATTAGTTTTTAATCCATTAACAGGGAAGTTTGATTATGTTAATGAAACCAGTGGGGCAAGTACCTCAACTTTTCTTGACCTTAGCGATACCCCTTCTAGTTATTCTGGCCAAGCAGATAAGGTCCTGGCTGTAAATCATGGAGAAAGTGCAGTAGAATTTATTAATACACCTAGTGAACCAACATATCCCTCTCAGTCTGGAATTGCTGTTTGGGATGCTGGGGGTAGTCAGTGGAACATATCTATAGCTGGGAACTCAGATGAATTCGTTAAAGGAGATGGAAGTTTAGATTCTAAGGCTTATGTCCCCTATAGTGGTGCCACAACTTCTGTTAATCTTGGAGCATATAACCTTTCTGCATCAACAATTACTGCAAGTACATTCAACGTTGGTGGGAACTATGCCTTCCCAACAACAGATGGTTCAAACGGTTATATCTTAAAAACAAATGGTTCTGGAGATGTTACTTGGCAACCAGACAATAGCGGAGGTTCTTCAAGCCCATTAACAACAAAGGGAGACCTCTATACCTATGATACTGCTGGTACAAGATTTCCACTAGGAACAAATGGTTATATTTTAAGTGTTGATACTTCTACTGCTACAGGTTTAAAATGGGTTCAGAATAGTAGTGGTACCTCTGGGGCAAGTGTTTCTTTTGGAACTGAAGGACAAATTCCTTATACTAATGCTACAACAGATGATTTTGATTATAGTGATTTTACTTTTGACGGAAATACAGTTCAATTGCCTGCTGGAACTACCTCTGCAGCACCCTTAAAGTTTCAAAACGGAACAAAACTAATTACCTCAGAAACAGGTGCGATGGAGTTTGAAACAGATAACCTTTATTTTACTATTTCAACTGGGGCAACAGAGCAGTATTCAAGTCAATATCCACCAAGTCAAAATTCAACATATGTTAAGGCAACAAGTACTTATTCAACAAGTTTTTATCCTTATTATGCTACAGACCCCACAAAAACATTAATTGGAACTGCTAATGGCAATGCTTGGGTAGCTAGTGCTCCAACTAATCAACGCTTTCATATAGACCTGGGTTCTTCCAAAGTAGTTAAAAGAATTTATTATGAGAATTATCATAATAATGGTTCTTATACTAATGGTGGAGCAAAAGCATTTACTTTTTGGGGGTCTAATGACCCTGATGCCTTTGCAGAATTAACTTATGGAACAGATACTGGCTGGACCCAATTATCTACCGTTGTGGATGAATTTGAACAACACGTTGCAAGTAATGTTGCGGACCCAAAGTATATTACTGTTACTAATTCAACATCGTATAGATATTATGCAGTTAAAATTGCTAATAATTGGGGTGATGGAACAGTGATGGCTCTAAGAAGAATCGAATTACAGACTGAGAATACAATAGCTAGAAAGAATATTTTGTTAGATGACGGAACACAATTAACTTCCTTGCGTGTACCAATAGTTACAACAAATGGAAGATTAACAGATAATGCAGAGTTTACATTCGACGGAACAACCTTAAGTTCTCCAAAAATAATTGCAACTACTTCAATAGACTTAGAAGATAATGTGCCAATTAATCTAGGAACAGGAACCGACAGTGTATTAACCTTTGACGGAACCGATACACTCTTGACTACTGCTGGAGATTTAAAAGTAATAGCCGATGGAAAGGCTTGGCTTAGGGGTAGCGTTGTTCTAGATGCTCCTGCCTCTGCACCTACACTTAGCGATAACGGGACGATAAGTTTTAGTCTTGACGAATCGGGGAATAATTTAGTGGTTACAGTTAAATATAGTGATGGAACTGAGAAATCAGGTACTGTTGCTCTTACATAAAAAGGAGGAAAAATGGCTTTAAAATTACAAAAAAACTTTAAGGGAATTAATGCAGATTACTGGAAAATCTTAAGAACTGATGTAAGTTTAATAGAGAATAAAACATTAGTTAGAATAGGGTTATATGTTAGTGAAGATGTTAGAAAGAAAGAAATTAATAATTTTCTAGAATTACAAGCAGTATTTGTTGAAGGAACAGGGGACTTAGAATTCCTTTATAAAAATTTAAAAGAAACAGAATTATTTAAAGGTGCCATAGATTGTTAAATAGAAACCTTTTTAAACAGTACTTACCTAGTACTTTTGAATACTTATCAATATTCCATACAATGAAAGGAGGATTCTATTAAAATGACACAAGCAATTATGAATGCTGGCTATCAGAAGATTTTAGCTACTCTCTTGATTATTCTTTTACTAGTTAATGCTGGAGCATTAGTCTACATGGCTAACAGACCAGTTGAGGTTCAAGGAATAACAGAAGCAGAGTTTATAGGGATGCTAAATGCTGCTATACCAGAAAATACAGATAATCCTAAAATAGATGCTATCTACGATGAGGTCTTTAAAGAAGACAATGTTGAAGATATTGCATTAAACTTAGCATTAACTGAATTAGAAACTAAGGATGTTAAAAAGAAAATTGTATCTAAACTTAACTCAGCTAATGAGGATGTTGAAGACTACAAGGATTTAACAAATTTAACAGTTTTAGATTCAGAGGTTGTTGTAAACGGAAAAAAGGCAGAAGTTACATTAGAGGTTAAGGCTTACTACTTTGTTGACGGAGACGAAGATGAAGAAGGAAGGGCTAGATTTGAAGTAACTTTTGATGTTTCAGGACTAGATGAAGACGAAGATTATGCAGATGCAGAAGTTTCAGACTTCAAAACAGTTCTTGAAAAAGTTTACGACTAAAACCGAAACATTTATTTACTTTATTTACTTTATTTTTTTGTGAGGTATTAAGACGAAAAAGGAAGAGGTACTATCACTAATTGAAGAGAGGGGTCTCAGTTTAAAAGATTTAGAGACTTTACTATCTCACAGGGAGCCTTCTCAATATCAAGCACGTAGACTTCCTTATTCAGATAAGAGGGTTAGATTTACAGTTATTTCTGATTTACATATGGGGCACAAAGAGTTTAGACCTGATGTTTTAGAGCATGCAATAAGAAGTGCTAAGAGATTTAAGTCTGAATTCTTTTTAATTCCAGGAGATATACTGGAAGGTATGAGCGGGCGTGAAGGGCATATCTTTGAGTTAGCACATATCGGGGCCACAGAACAGCTTAATTATGGGGCAGAGCAATTAAGACAAATTCCTGTTCCTTCTTATGGAATTACAGCCACTAATTCTCATGATGGTTGGTACCACTCTAAGAATAATGCTGGTTTTGAAGTAGGACCAGAGTTAGAAAGAATGGTTCCAGGATTTACCTTTTTAGGCTATGATGAAGCAGATTTAGAACTAGATAATGGATTAAGACTTAGAATGACACATCCAGGAGATGGAACCGCTTATGCTATTTCTTACAAATTACAGAAGTATTTGAATGCTCTTAGTGGGGGAAAGAAGCCAGATGCTTTATTTCAAGGACATTATCATAAGGCAATGTATATGTTCTATCGTAATGTTCATGCTTTTGATTCAGGAACACTTTGT